TTGATTGACCTATGCATTCAGTTTAATCTGGTAGGAAGTGAACAAGTAAGTATTGCAGCAGACAACAAAATTGCTAAACTCAAGAAATGGTCTAACATTTTTTATGAATAAATTATGATTGGTAATTTTTATAAAACTTTGAAAGAGAATCAGAAATGAATATTTTTTATCTTAATTCCGACCCGGTAATTTGTGCACAACAACATGCGGATAAGCATACGATTAAAATGGTCTTGGAATATAGCCAACTCTTGTCCACAGCGCACCGGGTGATTGACGGCACAGAATCTACAGGCAAGTCTGCTTCTGGTCGTATGATGCGCCGGTGGGTTCTTCCTGATGACCGTGAAGGTAAACTATACAAAGCAACACACATCAACCATCCTTCTGCCATATGGGTACGTAAGTCGTATGCCAATTATGTCTTTCTGTGGAAATTGTTAGAAGCACTTTGCGCCGAATACACCTATCGTTATGGTAAAGTCCACAAGTGCCAAGAAACTGGTCTTGTTGATGAACTGATGTACCCACCAATGAACATTCCTGCACATGTAGAATTCACAGAACCTACACCTGCAATGCCTGAACATGTCAAAGTTGCCGGTAGTTCTATCAAGTCATATCACAATTACTACAGAGAATCAAAAAAACATTTGGCCAAATGGTCAGGAAAAATAAACTCTAGACAAACACCAGACTGGTATTATTGAATTTTTTGTGCCAAACCTTTTCGTACCCAACTACTAATGGTAGATGTGTGAACCTTGTAATGATTTGCAGCCATTTTGTTGGAATGAAAAGTTTGGCCATCTATTATTATTTTACCTAAAGATTTGCCATACATGCCATTTTTGACACCACTATTTTTTTGACTGATTCTTTTTTTAGTTTCTTCACTTAAATGTTTACCATAGTTTACATGGTTTTTTCCAGAATTTCTTTCACTGTTTTTCTTTTTTACTTCATCGGTGTGTTTACAACCTAACGCACCTTCACCGCCGATTGTCATATTATAACCCAATTCACCAAAACTGTTATGTTCCTTTATAAAGAATGGTTCCATAACACTTAAACAATGAAATTTGTCTTTAGATTGATAAACTATTGACCAGTCAAAATTATCCCAACCATATTTTCTTATGGCGCAATAAAATTTTTGATTATTTTTATGGGAATTTCTTTTGTGGTGCCATTTTCTTCTTGGCCACGATGAATCAAATCCTATGTAAACTTTACCGTTTAACCTATTGACTGCTTTATAAATTGTATATATACTCATGCTGATAGTTCCTTATAAACTGTTAGAGTGTATGCGGGGGTCGTAGTCCGGCGATACACACTTATTTATGTTACCTTTGGAGAATAATTTGCCAAGATACGATTTTCTAAACAAAGACACAGGTGAAGTAGAAATTCACACTATGTCATACACCAAATTGGATGAATTCAAGGAATCCAATCCACATCTTGAACGGTACTTTGCCGCAGAAGATTTGCCTGTCATGTCTGATGGTTCACGATTAAGCACACCCGGTATCGGTAAACCAGATTCCAGCTTCGAAAAGTATGTTATCCAGCGTATGAAAGATACGATTCCAGGTAACACAATGTCCGGACACAAAACGAAAACGCCTAGAGAATGGTAACACAACAAATTCCCGCCCTTCTTGGCGGTGGTTATTATAAACCACCAGTTTATCAACAACAAGTCAAGAAGATTGTTCAACCAAAAGTACCTGTACTGCTAAGAAAGGATTGTCCTGTCTACAACAAAACTTCCAAATAAAATTCATAAACAACCAGCAAGGAAAGTTTCAATGGCAAGCAACAGAAAAACTGCACTACAAAAGCGTGAAGATGCAACTGAAGACACAGTAACTTACATACACCAACCAGTTACATCAAATGCACTAAAGATTAAACTAGACCACTTAAAAACTTTCGAAGCACTGACAGATAATCAACAGAAGTTCTTTGATGCATATAAAAGAGGAGATTATTTCTTAGGACTGTTAGGTTCACCAGGTGTAGGTAAAACCTTCTTAGCATTGTATAGAGCAATTGAGGAAGTGTTAGACAAGAGCAATCCGTTTGAACATGTTGTCGTAGTTCGTTCAGCAGTTCAGGTTAGAGACCAAGGCTTTGTTCCTGGTACACTGGAAGAAAAGATGGAGATTTATGAAGTGCCTTACAAAGAGATTTGTGAGACACTTTTTGGTCGTAAGGATGCATGGGATAGATTGAAAGAACAAGGTCATGCTAGATTCATATCTACTACTGCTATTAGAGGTATTTCTATTGATAATTCTATTATTATCGTAGATGAATGCCAGTCTATGACTTTCCATGAGTTGAATTCGGTTATCTCTCGTGTTGGTCACCGTTCTAAGATTATCTTTATTGGTGACTTGAAACAAAATGACCTAATTAAGAGTAGAAATGATGTATCTGGACTGCAATCATTTTTGGATGTGGCTAGACATATGAGTGAGTTTAGTGAGATTAACTTCACTCCGGATGACATTGTGAGAAGTAGTTTGGTGAAGTCTTGGATTGTAGCCTGCGACAAAATGGGGTTATAAATAGGGCTAGTTAACTCTTTTAAATAATAAAAATGTCAGCAACAATAAACTCATCAGGCGTTGTTTTTTTAGATGCTACGCAAACGACTTCAAATATGAACACCTTTGCAGGCCATTCGGTTGGAGCTGTTGGTAGTTATGCCTTGTTGCGTCCTAACGGAAGTGTTTCTTATAATAGTAATGGTTATGGTTCCCCTATGGGAACAAATATTGCAGGTTCTGGTCTTTATTATACAAATGCATGGGGTCTTGCTGGTAACTGGAACGGTTATTCAGGTACTTCTCCAGCGGGAACATGGAAACTATTAGGTACCAGTAAATCGGCAGATTCAAGCAACGGTTGGAATGCAACACTTTGGGTTAGAATTTCTTAAGGAAACATTATGTCAACAACATTAAATAGCACTGGCGTAACTTATCCCGATGGATCAACCGATTCCGACACACCACTACTTACCGTAGCCGCTCAAAGTGTGGGTGCTGTTGGAACTTATGCTTTGTTAAGAAATTATACAGGTTCTTCAAACTATCTTCCAGGAAATACTTTGGCAGGAAGTTCATTGTATTATAGTAATGCATATGGTGCTAACTGGTATTGTTATACCGGCACTTCTCCTGCGGGAAGTTGGAGATGTATGGGTTATTCTAGAAATCCAAGTTTAGGTGGTAACCCTGATCCTGTTACTGTATGGCTTCGATACGCTTAAGGAAATAATAAATGTCAGTAATTTTAGGTCCATCCAGTTCTAACATATTGCAATATAGCAATATCCACACACAAAACTATACAGCAAGTTATTTTGTTGCCAACATTTCTACATCAACATATGATAATAACAGCGGCACAGGTCCAACATACCATTATGCAACACAAGACATTGGTACATATGCATTTTTGAAAAACCTATCTAGCACAATTTTACAACCAGGATCAACAATTGCTGGTAGTAGCTTAGCTTATGCTACTTCTTATGGTATATACTGGGAAGCTTATGGTTCAGGTAAAACCATTGCATCATATTGGAGATATGCTACAGGTACATGGAGATGTATGGGTTATGCTAGAAATTCTGGAAACCCAGATACAGTTTCGCTTTTTTTACGAATTTCTTAAGGAGTTTTTATTATGGTTAAAATTAATTCTGTTTCAAATCCCTCTTGGTCAGATTCAACCAAGTCACGAGTTGATTGTTATATAACAGTTGAACACTTGGGTGATGAGGTTATACCTTTTACAGCTTGTTCTGGAGACATAGAACCACATGGTCGCCAATTGTTCCAAGAACTTGTAGATGGAAAATATGGTCCAATCGGTGATTATGTTCCACCAATCGTACTACAACCAGTCGTTGAGGGTGCTAATACACTATGATAAATTTTATTGAACCTAGATTTAGTATTACTCACAATAATACTTCTCTACAAGTATATCATGTGAAAAAGGGAGAGGGTTTACCTCAACATGAACATCTTTATTCTCATCTAGTATTTTGCCATGCAGGTAGAATTATAATTAGAAAAGAAGGTAAATCTGCCGAGATGACTGCAACAAGTCAACCAGTCAATTTGGTTGCAAACGAGTGGCATGAAATTGAAGCATTAGAAGATGATACTATTTTTATGAATGTCTTTGATGTTGTTTCAGCAGGCGGAACTAATAATTATGAAATGCCGGCGCAAAACTATTTGAGTGGAATTGCACCTGTTCCTGGCGGTGGTTTGTCACCAAAAGACCAACTAGAATTGTATTTGGGTTCAATGATTCAGAAAATCTTAGCAGAAACTATTGATTCTACAGTATGACAACAAAATATAAACCCTATGCTGCCTTTGGTTCAGCATTTATAAAATGTAACGTTGATAAGGGTGATACTCGAAACGTAGACTTAGGTGAAGATGGCCTAGTCACATCTGGTTATTATTTTTATACAGATGGCATCTCACAACTCAAAGTAAAAGATACCGGTGAAGTATTAGAAGATAGAACACCGGGATGGTTGAACGTGGAACACGGTGATGCATATGCAAAGACCATTGCTAAGAGTGGTTCAGCAGGAACACTAGAGGTATCTTATCCTGTAAATACTGAATGGTTCTGTATATCACATAAAGTGAATCAAGATGGTCTACCAAATCTTTCTTCTGTGTTTGTAGAACCAAATGGGTCATATAATTTACCAAATGGAACAAATATGTTCCTTGCAAGAGGTGAACTTGTAGTCAAAGATAAAACGTTTGTTGGCCCATGCCAGATTCGAGTGCGTTCGGGTGATACTGTTGCACAAAATAAATCAACCACAACATCATATGCTCTATTGGTAAAATGAAAACCCATGCATGGCAAAGAACAGTAGGTGCACTGTTGTTCTTGCCTTTATTATGTTTAATATCTCTACACTATGGATTCGATGTGAAATTTATCATGTCGTTCATAGTGTATCTTCTTATAGCAACAACTATAACATCCGGTTATCACCGATACTTCTCCCACAATTCTTACGAGTGCAATAAGTTCTGGCAATTCATCTATGGATTCATTGGAACTGCATCATTGAATTCATCACCTGTTGAATGGGCATCAGTACACATTGCACATCACAAGTACTCAGATACACTTGCTGACCCATATGATTCTACATGGCGTCAATTCACCAAGTTTAAAGACCGCAACAATATACAAGCACCAAGATTTATATTGCGTTTGTTGAAAGATTCATTACATAGGTTTTGGGTCAAACACTCCGCAACTGTTGCTTTCATTACATCACTTACACTTCTAGCAATCGATACTGACTTGTTTATCTTTGCATATGTTCTTCCTGTAACTGGTTATTTGTTCACCAGTTACTTGCACAATATATTTGCTCATATAAGTCATAAACCTAGAAACCTACCTATATTAGAGTTCATCATACCGATGTGTGGTGAATGGATGCACAAACAACACCATGAGAATCCTAGATTGAATCTCTTTAGTCATTTTGACATTGGTGGTTACTTTATATGGGTTATTAGGAATGACAAACAATGAATGGTTAAACGTAAGACCACAAGATAGTTTCGCCAATGAAAACTATAGGGTTAAACAAGAGTATATAAATTACAACATTGTGATTGAATATCCTGAACGAGTTGTTTCTAAGGAAGAGTTTCAGGATTTTTTGAAGAGGAAACTATTTTGAAATACTATCATCATGTAGGTATTACTCCCACAATCACACAACCATTTATGTTCCATCACGTTGTCGATAGAACACAGTCTATGATTGTTCAACCAGAGATGGAAATAATAACACCAATTGGTGAGTTGTGTACTCCTAAGACTGTAAGTGAGTTGTGTTATGATAGTGTTCAACACATACTAAGTCGGTCTGAAGGTAAAAAGATATACATTGCATGGAGTGGCGGTATTGATTCTACTTTGGTTCTTGCAGAGTTCCTTAAAGTTGTACCTAAAGATAGAATTGTTGTTTTGATGAACGAGTATTCAATACAAGAATATCCATCTTTCTACAAAAAGTACATCGAGAATCAACTAGAAACAAGAAACTTTAGTTTTACCGATAATAGTCATCTACTAGATTCGATTGTAGATGGTGTTGTGGTTACTGGCCATTGTATTGATCCAGTTTTTGGTATCAATGAGTATGACAGAATATCACCCATAAAACTGTTTCAATCTATTCCAAATTTTCTAAGAGACTTAACTCCACATTCTCGGGAGTTATATACTAATTTAATTGGTGCTTGTCCTAGGCCATTAGAAAATGTCAAAGACTTACTTTGGTGGATGGATTATACACTAAACTACCAGAGCGAACAGTTGATGTGGATACTTGAAACAGAAAACATAAACTTAGACCAAAACTTCTTTCACTTTGGTTCGACCAAAGGTTGGAATGATTATGCAGTATCAACACCATGTGAGGTTAAGTATGCTGGTAATGACATAAGAAATTATAAGATGGATCTCAAGCAACAGTTATATGAATTTACAAAAGATGATGATTACACTAAAAGTAAGATAAAGTATCCATCTTGGAGAAAGTATAGGTCTAC